GGTGTAACCAAATAGGGTACGATTCCTCTGGAAGCATACGTTGTATGTTTCTCTCAAAATGTAGCTTGAACCGATGCAACTGAGTCCGGAACGTTCTTGCTAACGAATTCTGATTAGCAGCAAGCCGGTCACTATAACCTGGCTTATCTGGAGAACGCAATGCAATCATTCTACCGACTGCAACGCGATACTCGTTCTCTCCACACTCTGGTTGGCACAGACCAGGGATTTGGATATGCATAAAGCTTGACCTATAAGCTTTCGTATAATCCATGGGATGCACAGTGAAACATGGTGTGTAATCACCGTACATCCTGCCCTGGCGAACCTGCGCACGAAGGTGCGTGAGATCACGAAATAAAGATTCATCCGCGGGGAGTTCCGAATACTCACAACTGCCTGTGAGCTTCAGAACATCGTTTCGCTCGGACTCCCCCCATCCGAACGCGCTGTCTCCATTAAATCATGCCCAACGCGCTCGCGGAACCGCGGTGCCAATGCGGGTCCTTGAGATGTTGCGGGCGTTATTGACCTGCAACTGCACGAGGGCATAATTAATGGTGTCCGTGAAGATTTCATAGTTCACCTTATGAAATCCCCCGAACCGATCGGTAAACCAGCGATTACCGTCGTATCTCAGCCGCGACAACGTGTGATCTGTGAAGCTATTTGTGGCGATGTGCGTGTCCATCAACATTTCGTACATCTCTTCATAAATCACCGCGTCGCAGCACAACCCATACCCGAGCAACATCGTGTACTGATCACCGAAAAACGGAATCAGCGTACGAACATCCTCACACTCATTACCAACGATCCCGGGCCCAAGCCGCTCTTGATCGTAGTACCTCCAATACTCCCAACTACACAACGACCGAAACCAACGAACCAACGGTGCGAAAAATCCCTCAGGCGATCCAAAAATGGGCAACTCGATGTTTTTGCAAAGAGGAGCCGGATGCGATTCCGGTAACCCCGCCAACGATCGAGTGGCCTCTAAAAAGGAATCAACTTTGGATTGCGCGATTTCCTTAAACAATTGCGCTTCGCTAGTCGCGTGGACGCTGTTAGCAATGGAATTGAAGCGGGCTTGCGCCCCTTCGTCCAAATGCAATTGCCGCGACCACGCGACAGTATTTTGGTTCGGAAGTCGCGTCACATCATTAGCATGCGCAAGATTTTGAGCGTGAAGGCCATCCACGCGCGCGCGTGTCAACGCGTCGGCGTGATCGGCTTGCGCAACAGCGTGCTCCATGCACACCGTCTGCACCTTCAATTGCTCAACCGCATGCAACTTTGCGATCGTGACCTCGTTCTCTAGTCGCGCCAACACTTTCTTGCGGTGCAAAGCGGCGTCGTGGCGAGCTACCGCTCGAGCCATGTCACCTTCCTCTTTGGCCGCAAGGACCTCTGACTGCACGTCTTCAGTGATGGTGGCGAGTCTCTGCCGATCTAAAAGACCAGCGAGAACCCCTGGGGCGAGCTCCAATGCTGCTCGCTCAATTGGTGCAACCACAGCCCTCCCATTGGCATCGTTGCGGTGACGCTGAATCACTTGACGTAGGTTCAGCATCTTAGGGGCCGAGATGGTCCACCAGATGTCGCTTATTCCAAAACCCAAAAATTCGGGATCAGTCTGCGGTACAACGGGCGCCTTCGGGGCGGGTAAGGAAATGCTGCCAGCCTTAGACAATGGGGCAGCTTTCGGGGAGTCATCCTCTTTCGCAGGAACAGAGGGTTTTCGCTCAGGAACGCTCGGCTTGCTCGCGGATGGGCGCGGTGCTGAGGCGTTCAAAGGGGGCAGGGAAATGGGCGCGCTAACCCGACCACCACCAGCTCCGACACTCGAACGAACGCGTCCGAGAATGCCAGATG